GTCAAAGGCCTTGGACAACTGCCGCTTCTCCTCCTCATGGGCTTCTTTCATCTGCCGCTTCATGCTCTCCACTTTCTCAGCCTTCAGCCAGTCCTTCTCGTTGAAGTTGGCGACTGCCTGGAGGGCCTCGTCCGCGGAGCGCTTCCACGCCGGAAGGTCTTCGACCCCGGTGAACAATTCGTCCACCACTTTGTACTGGTTTTGTAACCCTTCGAACTTTTCCCGGTGCCCCTTGCTCTCTTTCCCCAGATCAATAATTTTCTGGTACATTGAGGGGACATCCACCGGGACGTCCTTCCCGTCCTTGTCTACGTAAACGGGTTTCCCTTCTGCCAAAATTGCGTGACCGTCTGTATCAGTTTTCAAAGACCACATAGGCTTCCGCCTCCTTTAGCCCCCATCCGGGGGAGACTCCTCGGTGGGATCCCGTCCGGGATCCTCCGTTTGTATTGCTCTAATTATATATGTCTACCAAAACTTATAAAAGGTTTTTTTACCAATTACTGTTTTCCCAGTATTCTTTCCTCCGCCGCTACCTTATCATCAGCAACAAAACCCTTCGGAGGTTTGTCCGATTCGGATACCACCCGTAGCATTGGTCGGAATCGATTCGCCTGGTTAATATCAAACGGGAGCAAAGTGGATATCCCATCCACAAGAGAATACATTCTTTCCTGCTTGGAATCCCAAACTAAAGTTTCCTTAACCCCGGCCTCCTCCATCATCATGTACCGAGACATCTCCCCCTCCCTATATCGCAAACTTAAACATTTCATCCCGTGGGTTGTCGATCAGATCTTGTGCGGCAACATCATCCAACCACCCTACCTTGCTCGGACGATAATCTTCCCAAAGCACTTTTAGAAAATTACCCAGTTTCCCTTCACTCTTCTTCGGTAGCTCTTCATAGAACCATTTGGTTACCGTCTTCCTTTCCTCTAAAGTAAGAACCTCTTTGTTAAACGACTTCATGATTTCTTTCTCTACTATCGCCGGGGGCTTCCATCCGGTATTCTTTACCCAGTTTGATAACATCTCTGGGACCCCTAACTTTTCCAACCACACTTTAGGTAACCGTTCAATATTTTCCGGTGACAAAGAGAATCGCCAGGTCAAAGATTCCTTACCGTAGTCCTGAGTCCAAATAGCCTTCAACCGATGATCGTATTGTAACGGCAGGACCTCTATGTCAAGCCCTGCCTTTTTTACCGCAGCCTTTATTGCCGCCATTCCCTTTTTAGAAGGGGAGTAAATTGCTTCGATATCGGAGGAATCAAGTTTTCCGTATATTTGAGCCTCGGCATACTCCACCACCGATGCCAACTCGTCCATGGTCTTCGCACCGTACAAGGCTTTGCCCTTTCCCAACATCCCCCGCTGGAATTGGGTCATGGAGATCAAAGAGTCGGCGCTTGGTTGATTTACCGGGGAAGCCGGGGCAATTCTTATCCAGGTTCCGTCCCCTTTAGCCATATTTCCGTTGTAGGAATCACCAATGGTAAAAGTGGACCGGTCTTTTATCCCTGGCTTAAACTTTACAAAGGTATCTCCATATCCGAACCCGGTCATCTTCGGATTGTTCATCGAAGTAGAGGAAGACAAAAAACCATACTTTGGAAATTGGTCGTAATCTTTAATGTCGGCGGTAATCCCAAACATCGCCCGTTCTTTTGGTACCCTGGCTTCGGCCACCGTTTTAAAAGCCCCCTTGCCAGTTTCTAAACTATTTTTGAAACCACCATTCTTTATAAGGACAGATGTACGTAAAGTTGGCTCCTTAATTGCCATCCACACAGAGGACTCGTCCACCGCCCCTTTCAATCTCCGCTCCATCTCCGCTTTCGAAGTACCAAAAACCTCTTGGAAAAATTCTTCAGAGTCCCCCGAGTAGCCTCTTTCCTTGAGGATTCCTTCCGCTCCAGACATGAGGTTACCCTTCGCAGTTTTCCAATCGCCTGGAAGGTCCTTACTCAAAGGTTTCAATTCAGCCACCACCTCTTGGACTACAGGAGCCACCGGTAAAACCGGACCGGCAACCGCTCGCTCAAACCCACCAGCTTCCGCTTCCAGATCCCGCACTACTGACTGCCATCCCTCCGGGAGATCCAGACCCTTCTTCCATCGATTCATCCAGGAAGCAATAGAATTCCGCTTTCCACCCACGGACTCCGATATAGCGGTTGCGTTGAGCGGCTTTTTATCGACCAGGACGCTCCTCTGCCACGCCTGATACGCTTTAAACTTGGGGTCGTTACGAATGGCCTCCGGCAACTTATTGACCGGCATCACGCCAGCCCTATCGAATGCAGACTGGACCTCTATCCCACCCTCCGGGATCCATCCCTTCCGTACTGGTTGCCAATGGTGCCGACAATTGTAACCCCCACGATCGGACATCGCCGGACCCGACTTTCCCTGCCAAGCAAAGGTCCACCCCTGTATTTGTTCCTTGGTGTAGACGTTACCCGCCCGCTTGATACAAAAATCCCTGGAGTCCTTTATGATATTCCCGTAGTACAGGAAAGTGTCGAAGCCCAGATCCTCCGCCTTCTTCATCATCACTGCGTTGTGGAAATTCATGATCCCATCGTTCGCCATCTGCTCGGCGTACATCGATAGGGGGCGACCCCGAGCATCTTTATGACCAACGAGGGCTCCGGAGATCGCTGCGACCAGGGAACTGAAGGGCGCTTGAGCCACAACGTTATCGTACATGGCGGAAGCAATCTGATCCTGAGCCTTTTGTCCGTACTGGGAGTACTCGGCAAAGTCCCGCTTCTTGAGGGTGTCGATCATCTTCTTGTCGAGACCGGTAAACTCAGCCGCCTCCCCCATCTGCTTGTAGTAGTCCTGGATGAAGGGAAGATCCCTACGGTACTCGTCGACGGTGGTCCGGGCCGCCGCTCCATACTCCTCATCGAATAGGGTGGTCAGCTCGGTATGGATGCGTTGGGAAATGGCAAGGTTTGCTTTGGGTCCGACCAGGTTTCCGGCGTTGGTGGTCTGGAGGATAGATATACGGTCCACAATCCGTTTCTCAAGACTGGTGATTGCATCCTGTAGCCGCTGCTTGTGGAGCATGGACATTCGTTCCAGGAAATCATCCTGGTTGTCTGCGATCTGGAGGAGTCCTTCTTTGTCCATGACGGTCTCAATCAAGCGCGCCGGGGAGAAGGTCGGGGCGACCTATCCACATTGAAAGGAGGGCCAACAATATGGGAGATCCCTCCCCCCCGGCGCGCACTAACCTTTTTCTTGTCAGAAACTGGATCACTTTCCAGCCCCCGCTCGCTGCTTCAATTTGCTCGGTGGGACTTCCTCGTCTGACTCGTCTGGATCTAAATCCGGACTGGTATCCCCCTCCTCATCTCCCACGAGTTGGGCTTGGGCCAACTCAAGCTCCTGTCGGTAAAGTTCCTCCTCCGATGGGGCCGAGTCGATGTCCTTGTCAATCTCTGCCATCTCCTCTTCGCTCAAGGTCGGGAGCATCCGGCGGGCGACCATCTTCTGGAGGTACCGGCGGAACAACTCGGAAACCACAATCGACTTGGAGGTCAGGATGTTAGCAAGATCCTCCGCCAGATTCTCGATGTCGAAGTCCTGGGGGTACTCGAGTTCGATCTCAGAGTAGACCGAATCAAGACTCTGCCACCTTAGCCAGTAATAAAGGATCCTCCGGTGGGCTTTCTGAAGATTCCGGGCCTTGGCGGCAAGGCGGGCATTCAGCATTTGGAACTCTGTCCGAAGGGCGACCCCCGACTTTGCCTCCGCGGAGGTCTCGGTTGCCTGGAGTCCCCCGATATTTGCTGACCGATAGATCTCGGAGATCTTCTGAGCGATCCAGGTGACAATAGCGGTGATGGGTTCCTGAACCGCTGAGTCCAACCAATCCGGTTTCGACTCCGGGTGCTCCGGATCAAACTCCAGGATCACAGCCGGCCCGGTATCGTCCTGGGGTTCCACCCCGGAACCGGCTTCCTGCATTGGTTTGCGCATCATGGGGAAGGCGGCATAGTCCACCACCTCCTCCCCCTGACTCAGGTTCCGGATAATGCTAACGTCGATGTAAGCAATGTCCCCGATGTCGGAAACCCCGATCCCCTGGTAGCTTCCCTTCATGTTAAAGAGCCACACAAAGGGGATCTCCCCCAGTCGATTGTCGCCCTGAGCAACCAACTCGATCTCCTCCCCGGACATCGCGATGCTTCTTGTGCCGATAGCGGTCCCACCGGAGGCTGTCTTGCTCACGGTCCCGATGGTCATCGTCTTTTCCGGCTCCCTCCAGATCTCCCACGCCTCCCGAGTCCAGATCCGGTACTGACCATCGTCATCTTTTAGCTTGAGGTAAGACAAATACGGTCGGTTACTTTCGTCCCGCTCATACTCCCAGTCCAGGATGGAAGGGGGACGGTAGGCCGACAGGTACGGATAGATCCCCGCCTTTAATTCATCCGCAACTGTCTGGGTTTTGGTGGATGCCTTATCGATCAGAATACCCACGTGACCCTGGATAGAGGCAAAGCGGCTCTGCTCGAGCATAAAGTCGTTCAGATTGTCCTCCATCAAGTTGCAGTCCTTGACGAACTCTTGCCACTGCTTGTTCTTTGTCAGGACTTCGGGCATGGTGATCTTCGGTGCCTTACGGAATAGATAATGATTCAGCAAATCCACAATACTCTTGCTGTAGGCGAATCCGAAGGCCTGCTCCAGCCGCTTCTGGTAATTCTTGTAACTCTCCCGCTCGTGTCTTTTGATGGCGTTAATCCGGATCAGAGCGCGGGTCCCATCGTAGGCGGCTTGGGTAAAAGTCCACTCTTCGAGGAAGACGTCATAGTACTCATGGGTGGATTGTAATTCCTTCAGGTCCATTCGGAAACCTCCCTGCTGCTATTATCATATCGGTTACCCATAGGAATATAAATACTATTCTTTACTTCCACGGGATCTGGAGTCCGGGGGCAAACTTCTTCTTCACCGGATACTCTCGGTAGACATAGTAACCAACAGAATCTGTCAAGTGGGTCAGTTCCGGATCCAAATCCTTTTCGATCTCCCCGGAGCCCCCTTCTTTTAACCGGACACCTTCAAAATCGATCTTGGTGTGGGGAGCCCGGACCGGATCAACCACCATCCGGATCTCCCCGGTCATGGAGAGAAGTCGGGAGTTGACAGAGTTCACCCGGTCCCGCTCCCGCGGGTTGGACATTGGCACTTTAAAAAACACCCGGGAGTTCCCAAAGTGATGCCAAAGTTTCTGCTTTATCAACTGCCAATCGGACCCGAGAATCTTTGCGGTCCCCTTGGCGCCACCGGTAGAGTCACCGTAGCAGATTATTTTCCCTTTATGGTCACCCCAGTCCTGGATGAGGCGGTCACAAATCCGAACTGTATTTGAATTGTTTGGGATCCACCCCTCCCCGATGATACCCGATCCCCATATTCCAGAGACAGGCAGCACCTGCTCCTGGATCACCGCGACCACTCCAGGGGAAACGTTAAAGTCGAAGCAGAATAAAAGGGGGAGAGTCGGGTCGTACTCGAGCCGCCCACAATGCTTCTTCTCATCGAAAGCGTAGTAGGCGGAGCCGGAAAAGTTTACGAACGACCCTTCGTACTCCTGAGAAAAGGTCAAGGCATCCAATTGTCTCTTGGCCGCATCTATTTCCGAGGATGGTAATATGTCAGAGGACGGCCACCAGAAAGTGTCCCACTCGGGGGGGAGGTTTTGTTGTAGCATTTCCGAGTTAAAGTTCTTGGCGTCCTCAAACAAATTATAGTAATGGTTTCTTCCTTCCGGGACCCCGATGAAATCACACCATCCCAAACGATCCGACAAACTGGGTCGAACATGCTCTGGCCAGGTATCCTTCTTCATATTCCCGTACTCGTCCAGGACTCCCCCATCCCACGGGGTACCCTCAATCCGCTCGGGCTTGTCCATCCCCAGAACGTGGATTTCCGATCCATTAACAAACTGTAATTTTAACTCGGTCTCTATCGGAGCCCGAACCAGAAGATTCCGGGGGACCATCCGCTTCAGATCATTCCAGTAGATCCGCTTTGCCTGATCCCGGGTTGGTGCTCCGACAAAGAAGCGGGCGTCAGGGAAGCGGGATCCCCTCAAGGCACTCAGGATGACTTTGCGTTTACCAACGATCTCCGTCTTCCCCGATCGTCGCCCGGCTGGGACCACGTTGAAACGCGCCCCGCTGCTCCACAGTCGGGCTTGCTCCGGGTGATAGCGGAGGGTATCGAACTTTATTTGAGGGACAGGATTCATGTACTCGCGCTCGCGCTCGCCGACGGGGAAATACTGGTGCTGGCCGACGGAGACAGGCTTGCCGAATGCTCCGCTATCAACCGCGTCACCATTTTGATGATCCGCTTCCGCCGACGATTTGAATATTGGGAGAGCCCCGAAACATATTCTCGCAAAGACTCAATCCCCTGATCGGCAGCGACAAATATTTCGGTCTGCTGATCCTCCGTCAATAGATCTGTTAGTTCCGCTATTCTTTCAACCCTTGACATGGCTGTTCTCCTTTTTAACTCCCCACAATATTTTCAACGGGGAAAATACAACTGTCGTTGAACGTGGCATTATCTTGTAAAATGGAATCATAAATTGCTTTGATGGAGAACACCCGGTCCTGAACCTTCTTTCCCTTGGAAATAAAAAGGTCCGCCCCGGACAGCACAACCTGAATGGTGCTGGCCAATCCCGTGATGGAGACGTCGCGCCTCCCATTTATGATGTCACCCGAAAGGGATGCCAGCGACCAGGAAGCGGACTTGGGCTGAACGACCTGCCCATCCTCATCTCGAAAGGTGATGGTCACGATCGCGGTGGAGTTTTTCTTGATCACGGTGCTGAGCTGGGTTGCCATGGGCGTTCTCCTTTATGCAACGATGCATTGATCTTGCAAAGTAAAAGTCGTTGAAGGCTGACGGATGGAAAATTCCATACTCGGTCCGCGCAAAGTAAAAGTCGTTGAAGGCTGACGGATGGAAAATTCCATACTCGGTCCGCGCAAAGTAAAAGTCATTTGTGGGGTTCTAATATCAAACCGCGCACACATGCTGTGGAACGGAACCGGCGATGGGGAAACACTCCTACTCACACTCCCGCTGGGACTGATGGAACCCGATGGACTTAATGATATAGACTCCGACGCCGAAGGACTCCCGGTTGCGGATGGGCTAGCGCTTTCCGACTCCGACGGGCTTAGACTTGCCGATGGACTTACGCTCGCACTTTCCGACGCCGATGGGCTTACGCTCGTACTTATGGATGAACTGGGGCTCTGGGATTCCGACGCGCTGGCCGACGGAGAAATACTTGCGCTGATCGAAGCACTGGGTGAAACAGAAGCACTAACAGAAGCTGAGGGACTTATACTTGCGCTAATAGAAGCACTCGGGGATACCGAGGCACTAACTGAAGCTGATGGTGACAAAGATCCGGATGGGCTGATCGATGCGCTAATGGAAGCGGACGGACTTACGCTGGCACTCGGGCTAACGGAAGCCGAAATGCTCGCTGATGGGCTTAACGATAAGGAGGCGCTTGCCGATGGACTTCGACTGGCTGACGGGCTAACGGAAGCACTAACAGAAGCTGAGGGACTTATACTTGCGCTAATAGAAGCTGAGGGACTTACACTTGCGCTGGGGCTTGTGCTCCGGCTCGCGGAAGCCGATGGGCTTACAGAAGCGGAAATACTGGCCGACGGAGAGATACTTGCGCTGATACTCGCCGACGGAGAAATACTGGCACTCGGACTGGTGCTCCGACTAGCACTTGCGGAAGGGCTTACCGACGCTGACGGAGAAACACTGGCACTAATGGAAGCCGATGGAGACAAACTCCCGCTGGGACTGATGGAGGCGCTGATAGAGGAGCTGGGACTCACCGAAGCCGATATAGACGCTGATGGGCTTATTGAGGCCGATGGGCTTACAGAAGCACTGGCAGACACTCCACCTACACTTGGGCTCACACTTCCAGACGGAGACAACGAACCCGATGGGGACAAACTACTGCTCGGGCTTACAGACGCGGAAGCCGAAGCACTCGGGCTAATAGAGGCGCTGGGACTAACGGAAGCCGATACGGAAGCCGAAGGAGATAAGGAACCCGACGGGCTTGTGGAGGCACTGACAGAGGCACTCGGGCTCCTGGATGCTGACGGACTTACGGATGCACTTGCCGAGGCACTCGGACTTATACTTGCACTTGGGCTTACACTCGCACTGACGGAAGCGCTTGGACTGACTGACGCCGACGGAGAGACCGAAGCGCTAATGGAAGCGGACGGAGAAATAGAAGACGATGGGCTAACGGAAGCCGAGATGCTCGCCGACGGGGAAATGGATCCTGATGGACTTATACTTGCGCTGATAGAAGCACTCGGGCTTATACTTGCTGATGGGGATACCGATGCGCTTATAGAGGCGCTGGGGCTTACAGACGCCGATGGGCTTATACTCACACTTATTGAAGCCGATGGGCTTGTACTGGCCGATGGGGATACTGAAGCCGAGACAGAAGCGCTGGGGCTAATGGAAGCGCTTATTGAAGCCGACGGAGAAATACTGGCGCTGACGGATGCCGATGGACTTATACTAGCACTCGGGCTTATCGAAGCCGATACGGAAGCCGAAGAACTAATTGAAGCCGACGGGCTGACGGATGCGCTTGCTGAGGCGCTTGGGCTTATGCTGGCCGATGGACTTACACTAGCGCTGGAACTTGAACTCGGGGACAGCGAGGCGCTCGGAGAAACAGAGGCACTTATACTGGCTGACGGACTTATAGAAGCTGACGGGCTTGTTGATGCACTAATGGAAGCACTTGGGCTAACAGAAGCGCTAATACTCGCCGACGGGGATACCGACGCGCTGGCCGATGACGATGGCGATAAGGAGGCACTAGGGCTTACACTTGCTGAAACACTTGCGCTTGGGGAAATACTGGCCGATGGGCTTACAGAAGCCGAAATACTTGAGCTGGGTGAAAGGGAAGCACTTGGAGAAATACTAGCACTAATAGAGGTGCTGGGGCTGATAGAGGCCGATGGACTTACAGATGCACTGGAACTTGAACTCGGTGACAGCGAGGCGCTCGGAGAAACAGAGGCACTTATACTTGAACTCGGACTAATGGATGCGCTGATTGAAGAGGAAGGACTTATGCTCGCACTGGCGCTCGAACTGGGAGAGAGAGAAGCGCTTGGAGAAATGCTGGCACTGGCCGATGCTGAAGGCGATAGAGAAGCTGACGGTGATACGGATGCACTTATGGAGGAGCTGGGACTCACCGAAGCTGATGGGCTTATGCTCGCACTAATTGAAGCCGATGGAGAAATGGAAGCCGATGGACTTACACTGGCACTTATAGATGCTGAAGGGCAAACGGAAGCCGAGATGCTCGCCGACGGGGATACCGACGCGCTGATAGAGGAGCTGGGACTCACCGAAGCCGATGGGCTTACACTCGCACTCACCGAGGATGACGGGGAAATGGAAGCTGATGGACTAATTGAAGCCGAAATGGACGCCGATGGACTTACACTCGCCGATGGAGAAATACTTGCGCTGATACTCGCCGACGGAGAAATACTGGTTGACGGAGATACCGAGGCACTAATACTCGCCGACGGGCTCACGCTTGCGCTGGGGCTCACGCTTGCGCTGATGCTGGCGCTGGGGCTTAGCGAAGCCGATGGGCTTAAAGACGCACTAATAGAAGCTGAGGGGCTGACGGAAGCCGATGGGCTTACAGAAGGTGAAATTGAAGCCGACGGGCTTGTGCTTGCTGATGGGCTTATACTGGCACTAATACTCGCGCTCGGGCTTGTACTCGCCGACGGGGAGACCGACGCAGACACCGAAGTGCTCGGTGAAATTGAAGCCGATGGGCTGACGGAGGCGCTGATGGAAGCCGATGGGCTTGTACTTGCCGAGGGCGAAAGTGACGCACTGGCCGAGGAGCTTGGTGAAAGAGACGCCGATGGGCTTACGCTGGCGCTGGTACTGGAACTCGGGGACAGCGACGCCGACGGAGAAACAGACGCGCTAATTGAAGCCGACGGCGAAATGCTGGCGCTGGCTGAAGAGCTGGGGCTCAAGCTGGCGCTGGCCGACGATGACGGTGAACGGGAAGCGCTTGGAGAAACAGACGCGCTCGCGCTTGAGCTGGGCGAAAGGGATGCGCTGGGGCTTACGCTGGCCGAGATGCTGGAACTTGGGGACAGCGAAGCGCTTGGACTGACGGAAGCACTGGCGCTGGCGCTCGGTGAACGGGATGCGCTGGGTGAGACGGATGCGCTCGCGCTGGCGCTGGGGCTTACAGATGCCGAGGGGCTGATTGACGCGCTTATAGACGCCGAGGGCGAAACTGAAGCGCTGACGCTTGAGCTGGGGCTTAGCGAAGCGCTGGCCGACGATGACGGTGAACGGGAAGCGCTTGGAGAAACTGAAGCACTTGCTGAAGAGCTTGGGCTGAGTGAGGCCGAAGGGCTTATGCTCCGGCTGGCGCTTGAGCTGGGAGACAATGATGCTGACGGGCTGACGGACGCGCTTACGGACGCGCTTGGGCTGATCGACGCCGAAGGGCTTACGCTTGCACTTGCGGAAGCTGACGGGCTTACGCTGGCCGATGGTGAAATTGATGCGCTTACGCTGGCGCTGGGGCTCACGCTGGCGCTTATTGAAGCCGAAGGGCTGACGGATGCACTGGCGCTGGCGCTCGGTGAACGGGATGCGCTGGGTGAGACGGATGCGCTCGCGCTGGCCGATGGAGACAAGGATGTGGATGGGCTTACGCTGGCCGAGATGCTGGCCGATGGAGAAACGCTGGCGCTTACGGAAGCACTGGGGGAAACGCTGGCGCTTACGGAAGCACTGGGCGAAATCGACGCGCTGGCGGAGGAACTTGGACTTCGGCTGGCCGAAGGCGATACGGAAGCCGAAATACTTGCGCTCGGACTAACCGATGCGCTTATGCTTGCTGATGGGGAAATGGATGCACTTATTGAAGCCGAGGGGCTTACGCTGGCCGAAGTAGATGCTGACGGACTTACAGATGCACTGACACTTGAACTCGGAGACAAAGAAGCGGATGGGCTCAACGAGGCGCTCGGACTTACACTTGATCCCGTCCCAATCTGCCAAACCGCCTGGTTTGTGTAACTGGTCAGCGGCGTCCCGGCATTGGACATGCTGATGCGGATCTGATCGCCGGTGCTCAGTAGCGCCGAAATTCCTTCGATGCAGACTTCCCACTCCGAAAATTTTCCGCTGCCCGGATTGAACGATGCCAGCGGGTTGGTGTCGTCGGTGATTTTGCCGGCCTCATAGTCGCCGGCGACCTTGCCGCCCGGAATGGAGAGCTGCCGGGTGGTTGCCGTAGTGCCGCCGGCGGGAATGTTTGTCGATAGTTTTAGCCGCACGGCCCAGTTGATCGTGTCGAACGTCACCTCCGACCCGTAGGAGGTGCCGACCGAATTGATCGCATACGCCTTGACGTAGTAGTGAGTCGCCGGGGCAAGCCCAGTCATCAAGGGCGAAAATGCCCCGGTGCCGGTGCCGTCGGTGGCCTTGGAGTCGGCGGTTGTCGGCCCGGTCGAGGTTTTCCAGCAGACCCCCCGCTCGGTCACTGCCGCTCCACCATCAGCCGTCACGTTGCCATGCCCCGTGGCGGTTTCCTCGGCGATGGTGTCAACAGCCTGGGTTGTCACGGTGGGGGCGACTACCGGTTTCAGTGCGATCAGGACCGACACCCACGGGTCGGTTGCGCTGGAGGCGGCGGAGCCGTTGCCCGTTGCTCCGTAGGATGCTATCGGCTTGCTGTAGATGCAGACCTGGCCGTCGTCGCCCGTGTTGTCCCCGGCATCGAGTTGTTCGACTACTCCCGTTCCCGACCCGCCGAAGGTTTCGGTGGAAAAGACTTCGTTGTCGCCACGACCACACAAGCCCAGCGCCCAGGCCCCGTCGGTCAGTGTATTGATCGTACCGGCCGTGATAGGCGTGCCGGTGCCTGCCGAAGCAGTCCCGACGGCCTCGATCGGGGTGGCCGTATTCACGGCGTTAAAAGTGGCACAAGCGGCGGCGGTTTGAAGGCCGGTGGCGCTCCCGCTCACCGTGATCACGGGATCGCCGTCTCCAGCCTGGAGGAAACGATAGAAGCAGGTCAGTTTCGGAGTATTACTTCCCCAGGGGGCACCCGATACCACCGACCACCCGCTTGCGGGCGTAGTAATTGCAGCAGTGCCTTGATCCAAATAGCAAAGTATTAGGCATAGCTGCCCAGCAGCCCAGCTCGTCGGCAGGGTGACGGTAAAAGTGCCATCCCCGCCTCGCCCGAAGCCGGTGGTTGTTCCTGCTGCTGTGACTACGCCGATCGTGATTGCCATTTACCGGATCTTCCTCTTCGTGCCCCAGGCACCGCCCGAGGGCTTGCGCTCCCAATCAAACTGCGGCGTAATAGCCGCCGGATCACCTGTGTTGTTGAGCTGGAATCGAAACCGCATGGTCCCGGCCGGGGCCGTCAGCATAGCGTTTTCAACGGCGGCCCAGGAAGCATTGGCCTCGTCGTTGTCATCGTTGCGGGCGCGAATGGTGAGCTGATCGATGGTGGCGGAGGCCGCCACCGTGTAGACAATCGTAAGGCGTGCTGGTTGACCCGAAGCATGAGCATTGTCATAACTCAATGCGCGAAACGATACAGCAGTAATCCCAAAAGCATTATTGGCGCCACAGGCCAATACCAACGTGTCATGCCCAGCTGAACCATTATAAGTAAACCCGGCAGTTATTAGCGCCTGGATGGGGGCCACCATCGAATAAGATTCGTCATCTCGGGCCTGGTCGGGTATGCTGTGATCGACATATTTTCCAGAGGCAGTTAAATAGGTGCGGTCCTCTACATGAGTCACAAAATCAACTGGATCTTGAGCATTTTCAGCGACAAATCGGATGGTCCCGTTGGCTCCAGCATTGTCATCAAGAGAGTCAAAAGTGATTACTGTACCTGAGTCGATTGATGCCGGCGTACCCCCTAAATTTATACCTTCCCAACGCCAACCGATCCAACCCCACGCTGGCTGAGTATCAGAATCATCTATAAATAGGACTCCTTGATACCCATCAACGTAGCCAGTATCACCCATGCCGTCATTATAATTTGCGGATATTTCCCCAGCGTTAAGAGTATCGGGATAAACTGTCAACCATTGCTGTGCCGATAAAGTGTACGGACCTAAAAAAAGATGCAGTATTCTGCCGCCTAATCCATCCGGCTCAACGATTGCGCTGCGGAATGGTGCCTCTGCGTTGCTCCACCTTATTTCGGTTTGACCAATTCTCCCACCGATCCTGATCGGCGTTGGATCGGTGCGGCTGGTAGGGACTTTGATCCAGGACAGGTCAACGTCTTCGGGGATTTCCAAAACCCACTCCAACCTGAAACTTCCAGCAACCGGCGAGCGCATCCGAAAGCCAAAAATTTCTTTGCCGCTTCCGCCAACCTCAATCCCAACCTGCAATCGTGCGCCCTGCGCATATCCCTGAATGTCGGGGAAATCCAGGTAGGCCGTGCATTTGCCAGCTTTGGGGTAATCGTGGGCTACGTTACGAGTCGGGACACCGTGAGGTACATCGGTCCAGACACCGGCAATGTCCCGCTGAATGTAGAGCCGGGATTTGCTAACCAAAGTTTGGCCGAGTCGCTTTATCGTCTGCCAGCCATCGGCAAACTCGCACTCGCTGTCACCGTGCCGCAGGGTTGCACCGTCCAGCACGTAGGGCGCAAAAGTACCGTCGCCCAGATCGACGTTGTGCTCACCGATCCGAGTCGTCAGAGCAAATTTATTGGGGATCGCTTGGCCGAGATCGTCCAGAACTTCGAACGTCCGGCCGGTGCGCTCCCAGCGTTTATGGCGTAGAGTTTCTGGCATTGTCGGCGTAGTGCTCGTCCATGATGGTTTTCAGCGCTGGTCCTTCTCAGGATCGGTGTTCGTGTAGTCGTTTTTCTTGAATAAAAACTCGGCCACGAATTACCTCGCATGTCTCTTTTAAAAAATCATCAAAGCGTCCCTTGGTCACACCCCAGCCCGGGATCTCATCAACCAGCGTCCACCCCAGGCAGGAGTTCTTGTTTCTAAATTCGCTCGGGTCCCAGCGGGTCTTCGTCCAGTTCTTCCCCGTACGAACGTCGACATTCGGGAACCGACTCATCCACCTCTCCGCCTTATAGTTATCCACGCCCCGTGGGTATTGGTGGCAACCCGGCTCAAAGCCCATGTTCCGGGAGTACCCATCGCGTTCGACCTTTTCAACCCGACGGCGATAATGCTCAAGGAGAAGCTCCCGATAAGCGCAAAGCCCAGAAGTCTGTTTGCAATAGTAGAAGACGGCCTGCCCTGTCTTAGCGTCTACCTTGTAGGTGTGTTCGTTATAGAAGTAGACCTCACGCGATGGCGGGCGAAAGTCAAAATGACTGGGATGGTAGAGCACGTCATGCTCGACAAGGAAGATGATGTCCGCATCCGAGGCTTCCAGCCCGGCGAGTATTTGTTTGAACATCGCCAAGTGACCGCGCTCCATGTCGAAGGTGAGGTTGTGACCGAAGGACGGAATGGGCTTCTTCAAGCCGACGGAGATAAGCTGGTGCCCGTTGCATAGCGCCAGGAGACGCGCGCGGACAGCCTCCGCGATGGGCGCGGGCGCATTGTGATCGGTATAGTAGATCAGACCGATGGAGGACTTCGCCGGTTTGGACGGAGCCTCCGGCCAGTCGGGGATCGGCGCAAACTTGTCCAGCAACCATTGGAACTTGTGGACCGCCTTTGGCCATTTGTTATTCTGCCAAATGTCACGTGAGTACTTCCGGGCATTCTCCACCTGTCGACCGGACTGGGGATAGGGGAATCCGAAGCCTTGCTGGGTGCGAAACAAATGGGAGAACCATGTCCGCTTGTTAACGATCTGCCGGCCCCCGGATAGCCAGGACTTGCAGGCCAACTCCACTCCCATCTGTCCCCAGGAACCATGCTGCTCATCCATCCCCCCGAGTTCCCAATAGCGGGCGCGGGGCATCATCCAGCAGGCGCCTACGCAACACATAAGGTCTGCAATGTCCGCTTGTGACTCTGGACGCTTGCCGCAGGCTCCCCAGTATTGGAAATGGAGGGTGTTGTCAAAGCGGGCGAAGTCGGTCTTGCGGGTAAAGCGGGGCTTCCAAATCGTGACCCGATCAAAGCCCTTGTTGGCCTTACACTTCTCGCAGCTACCCGGCATCGGTCCCTGATAGGAATGATGTCCACAAGCCTTACAGGCCCAGTCAAAAACGTGGAGGTTATACATCCGGGGGACGGTCGTCACATTGCCAGCGAGCTCGCCTGTTTCATAGGGCTCCATGAGCTTGACGTCAAAGCCCTCATCGAAGGCACAATGAGCATCGCACTTCATGATGTACTTCGCTTTGGAAAATCGGGCTGCTTCGTTGGTTGCTGCGCGCTGACCGATGGATGTGGAATGGTAGATAAGATGGACGCGGGGATGGTCAGGGATCGGGGGATC